GGTGCGCACTGCACGGGCAGGAAAAGATCAGCGACGAGGAGCTCGAGGAGCTCATCGGGCGCGTCGAGGATGCCGTGGAGGATTCGCAATGACTTGGAAAGCATTCATCATCGGATTGAGCCTTGCCGGTGCGGTCGCCGTTGCCGACACCAAGCCGACCATCGTTGGCACGATAGCGAACGAGGCGGGCGGGCAGATCGTGCTGGCATCGAGCACGACGAAGGACTGCAGCAAGCGTGACCTCATGTTCGCCTACACCCGCAGCCCCGGCGGCAAGATTGGCGCGACCGGCTGCTGGCGGCTCGACGGCGAGTCGGTGTTCGTGTTCTGGGACGATGGCGATGTCTACGAGTACGACGGGCTCGGGGTTCGCTTCACCGATGCCTGGATCAAGTGGATGGAGTCGCAGCGCGGGGTGCAGTCGTGACGCCGGAGAAGTGGGCCGCGCTAGCTGAGCTGCTGACGCAGGCCGTCATCGTCTCATTCGTCATCCTGCTGCTTGGCTGGGCGATCGTCGAGGCGTTGTCGTGAGCCTTGGCGTCGCCCATGTGGCGGGCTTGGTGCTTGGGTTTGCGCTCGGGTTTGCGGTTGCGGTGTCGATTTTCCGGGGACGACCATGAGCGGCGTCGGGGTCGATGACTTGGCGCGGCTCGCCCGAGAAGTCGGTGCGCTCGATGTCGAGGGCGACGGGAGCGAGGTCATCTTCGACGAGAACAGCCTGCGCCTTTTCGCCGCGCGCCTCTTCGAGCTCGCGGCAATCGCCAGGGCTGCCAATGTGGTAGTGCTCAATCCGCGGCGGCGGCCTGCGGAGTCGGCTTAGACGCCGCCGATCGGCCGGCATCGGTGCGCCACGCCTTGCCGGCGCATCTTGGGGCGCCGACTGCCCAGCCGTGATGGATTCGGTGACTGCACCAAATCCGCTCCGTCGCGCGCGTGAGCTCAGCCGACCAGAAGCAGGTGCGGCAGGGGTCGAGCGGGTCAGACACGCTCGCCCCGGAACCAGACGGCACCGGCCTCGAAGACCGCGAGCTCGGGCTGCAGTAACCGCCCGTCGCGGAAGGTTAGCACCGCGAAGCCCGAGGCCCAGTTGTGCGGTGCGGCCTCGGTGTAGTTGAACTGCGGCCCGTGGATCTCAGCGAGCGTCCCGGTATCGACGCCGTAGCGCCTTCCGCGGTAGTCAGCCCATGCGGTGCAACCGAGCTTGTGCAGGTGGCCGTGGACGTAGTGGGTGCCGCTCTTCAGCACCGAGTTGTATGCCGAATGGATGCCGCCGTTGAGCGGGCGATGCCGGATGACGGTCCAGCCTTCGGTCTCGGCGTTGACGTGCAGCGCCCACCCCGCCCGCCATCGGGGCAGGTAGTCGAGCAGGGTGCTCCCCGGCAGTCCCTCCGCTTCGGGCGTGTTCGCCGACCAGTAGTTCTCAAATCTTTGGTCGTGGTTTCCCATCGTGCGCACCAGTCGCGCCCGGCCTGCGGCTCGCTCGATCTCCGCGCACCTGTCCTGCACCGCGTGGAGTTCGTCCTTGAGGCTCGGCTGCTTCTCCCACATGATCCGCGCGTGGCGCGATATGCGAGCGCCGTCCAAGATGTCGCCGTTCAAGCACACGATGTCCGGTTGAAGCGCCTTGATTGCTCGCAACATGGCCTCGTGAGCCGGACTGACCAGCCCCGGCCAGTAGTGGCAATCGCTGGCGACGATGACGGTACCGTTGCGCACCGTCTCGGTCATGTCGCGCTCGTACTGCTCTGCTCGAGCGGCTGCAGTCGCATCAAGCGCCTTGGCCTTGTCGATCGTCGGCCCCTTCGTCGGGCGGCTGCTGGACGATGGCATGGCGATGCCGTGCTTCTCTTCGATGCGCCGACGCCTGGCGTAAATCTGCCGGATGTCTATCTTTAGCGCCTTGGCGACCTTTGCAGCACTTCCAAAGCGCTTCCAAGCCTCGATGATCTGTTCGTCATTCACATACTTAGGCACGGGTCACCTTGGGCTGCAGTCGAAGGTGGTCAGGGACTGGTGAAGTAGGCTCGCCAAGTTGTCCACGAATACCTCGTCGTGCGATAGGGGATGGTTCATCTCATCGAGCAGGGCATGAGCCCACTCGTGGCAGAAGGTCTGCTGGAGTTCGGTGTCGCCCTGATCGCCGCGTAGGTCGATGCGGTGACAGTTCGGGTCGTACATCCCCACCGTGTCCATCGGATGCGGCCAGCGGGTGCGGGGGATGATGCGCACGGTGAGTCGATGCCCGTGCAGTTGGAACCGCTTCGGGATCTGCAGCCGTGCGTGGCGGCTCATCTCACCCAGTCCTGGAGTTCGGCGAATCGGGTCGCGTCTCGTTCACACGCGGCAAGGTGGTCGGCAAGAGCTGCATCAACCGCTCCCGCGTCGTCGGTGACTCCGGCGGCACCATCAACCGGGGCGGCGGTGTCGTGCGCGGCACCGGGCAGGGGACAGGCTTGTGTGCGCAGCCGCCGAGCGAGATCAGCACCGCGGCGAGTAGCGGCGTCAAGTTTCGCGTCAAGTTCACGTTCCACCTCGTCGCGCCGCGCAATATCGGCCATGTATGCAGCATTGGCCGCGCGCAGGGCTTCACTGGCGGCATCAGAAGCCCGGACCCTATCCGCGCCCCATTCCGCCCTGACCGCCGCTGAGCCGGCCTCGTAGCCCGTTTTGTGGGCGTGACGATAGCCGAGGAACCCGGCGGCGATCAGGGCAACAGCAAGGGCGATCCCAAGCCTCACGCCTGCGGCTCGGCCTTCTTCTTCGAGTAAAAGGACCAGACAGCGACGACCAAGGTCGCAGCGGCGCCGGCGACGGCTGCCACAGTCTCAGCATCGGCAAGCCCCTTGCCGACCAAGTAGCCGCCGACAGCGGCCACGAGAGCGCGGACGATGCCCGCGATTTGTTCACCCGTCATAGATCACCTCACGCTTCATTGTGGGACGATGGCGTCCCGTTGGAAGCCAGCAGCGGGAGGCTGCCGGCCAAAACTTTCTCGCCCTGCGGATACCGATACCCGAGCACTCTACTTTTGTCAAATGGCGCAATCGTGACAGCGTCGCCCTGGTTGCCGCCCAGCACCATCAACCGCCCGCGCTCATCGGTGCCGACGACGAAGCCGACATGACCGGCTCCGCCCCGCTCAAAGACGGCGATGCAGCCCGGCACTGGCTTCTCGATGCCGACCCCGAAGTTGAGCCACGCCCGCGCGCGGTACCAGTGCGGGGGCGCCTTAAAGCCTTCGTTCCGCATCACGGCGGCGACAAACACCCCGCACCACGGGGTTGCATCATCGGCCCACCAGGCATTGAGCTCACGCAGCCACCGCGCGATCGTCGGGGTCGTCGCCTTGCCCGGGGTTTCGCGCAGGCCGAGGTAACGCCGCGCCCGTGTCATCCACTTCGGCTCGTTCATGTGAAGAACACCAGCTTGACGAGGATGCCAGCCATGCCCGCGATGAGCGCAAAGCCGACGGTGCGCACCAGCGAGCTGAACTGGTTTAGATCTTGGCGAATGCCTTGGTAGCGCTCGGCGCAGATGGCCTCGTGGATGCCGAACTCGCGCTCGAGCTCGCGCACGCGCCGATCAAGGGTGTCGAACTGGTTGCGGGCGGGTACGGGTTCCATTACGGCGGCGCTCCTTCGGCTGGATTTTCAAGGGTGACGGATACATCGGCGGTCGCTGTCAGCGCCGTCGGTGTCGTCGAGTCGGTCACGGTGCAGCGGTAGGTGGCGGCGACGAAGTTGCCCTCGCCGAGCCCACTGGTCGAGAAGGTGGTCGAGGCCGCTGTCGGGCTGGTGACGGTCAGGGTGTCGCCCGTCACTTTCGTCCAGGCGTACGAATATGGCGAGGTGCCGCCGCTCGGTGTCACCGTCGTCGAGTTGCTCGTAATGGTGCCGGTGCCGCCGGACTTGTAAAGCGTGGTCGGCGAGGCCGTGGCAAGCATCGCCTCGCGGGTGATGCTGACGACGACATCGACGGTTTTGGTCGCTGCGGCTGCGTCGGTCACGGTGCAGCGGAACGTCGAGTCGTAGGTCGTGCCGCTGACGAGGGTCGTGCCGGTGAAGGTCGTCGTGGCAGCCGTCGTTGAGGTGGCCGCAATCAGCGTCGATCCCGCGATGCGCGCCCAGGCGTAGGTATAGGGCGCCGTGCCGCCGGTCGCGGTAACGGTCACGGAGTCGGTCACGATGGTCGCGCTGGTGTCGGTCTTGGTGCGCGAAGACGGGGCAACGGAGGCGGCAAGGGTGCCGAAGAGGTTGCGGGCGGCGCCTGCGGCTCCCACTGAGGGCGGCTCCGTCGGCGATGCGATGCCGGCGGGAGAGCGCAGCAGCACCCAGTAGTAGCGCGTCGTCGTGTCGGACTTCGGGATAAAGGTCGAGGTGCTGATGCCCTCCCAGATCTTGACCGCGCTCGAGAACGGCGTCGATGCCGTGTGCTCGAAAATCTCGTACTTGGTGTCCGCCGGCACTGTCGCGGGCGCGGTCCAAGAGAAGGCGATGGCGCCCTCAAAGCCCTGCGTCGTCAGATTGAGCGGCGCGAGCGGGGTATAGTCGCCAGGGGAGGGGGTGATGATGCTGCCGGGGTTCAGATAGTCGGCAATGATCGGGTCGTTCCAGTCGTTCGCCTGCTCCTCGCGCACGGTTATTTCGACGAACCCGGCGGGGTCGAAGTTCCAGCCTTCGCAGCGCACGGTCTTTGCCGACCACCCAAGCTCAGGAACGGTGACGGTGCCGGTTTCGAAGGGGCGGACGCCATACGCGCCCATATTGCAGCGCAGAGTGGCCGACTGCTTGAGGCGGCTGCGGCGATTGAGCAGGATGGCGTGGCGCTGGGCCTCGAACTCGTTGGTGGTCGCCGCGAAGGTGGTATCAAGCCACGCCTGCTCGCCGTCGTCGGTGACATAGGATTGGTTCACCGTCGGCTGGAACTCAACGGTTTGCCAGTTGCGAGCCGGGTCGATGAACTTTCCCCGGACGCTGTTGTATCGGTTGTTGTAGGGCAGCGCGGTGACGATGCGCACGCCGCCCTCGATGAGGTCATCGACGCCGATTGTGAATGACGGGGACTGCCACGCGCCGGCATACATCCGCCACAGTCCGCCCGAGTAATAGCAGACGCCCGCCATCGCCTGAGCCAGCGCCTCAATGTTGTCCTCGAATCGGTCCGTCGCGACGAGCGTCAGGTTGCAGGTGAAGCGCTTCTGGCTATTGGTCGGCGCTGGGACGGTCACGGTCTCATCGCAGATGTCGGCGGCTTCGGCGACGAGCTGCCAGTCGATGCGATCGGCGTCCTCGCCCATGCCAAGGCGCGTGCTGATAAGGTAATCGGCAAGGCAGAGCGCCGGGTTGGTGCTGTAGGCAAAGGTTGAGGGGTCGGT